CTAAAGCCCATGCAGAGATTGAATCTGGCACTCAGGTGCTAGGGCAATTTACTGAGCAGGTTGCAGAAGAAAGCTAATGCCAGCAGACGTTGATCAGCTAAGGGCAGTAATCGCGAGGGCGGACAGGCATCAAGAGCTTTTGTCCGCTGCTTTACTGAAGCTGGAAAACCGAATATCTGACCTTATGGCTGCCGCCCCTTTGCGTGATGGTGACCTGTTCGATCTAGAGTGGGCGTTGGCTGCTAGGGTTGAGTTGCGTGAGGCTATAGAGCAGGAATATCTAGCCACGGTGGATAGAATTGTCAGGGAATACGCTGTTGTTGCTGATGAAGCGTTGGTGATGCTTAAAACCTATGGTGACGTTACTAAGATAGACCCTGCCATTATTTCACAGCTTCAATCTTTTACCTTTCAGGGCTTCGATGATCTAGGACAAAACTTTCTAGATGCGGTCTCAAAGGAACTGTACGAAAGCACCCTAACAGGCACATCATTTGCTAACAGCTTAAACACTATCAAACAGTCAGTAGATGCAAGTTTGGGTAGATATGCAAAGCAAGCATTACATGACGGCCTGATGCAGTTCGACGCGTCTATCAATACCAAATTAGCCCTTGATGCTGGTGCGACTGAGTTTAAATACTATGGCCCAGATGATTCAGCGACTAGAGACTTTTGTCAAAAGCATGTGGGCAAGACATATACAAAAGAAGAGATCGAGGAAATCTGGTCTGGCAGTTGGGCAGGAAAGATTAGCGGCGATCCTTTTGTGGTTCGGGGCGGCTATAACTGCCGTCATAGATTCAGAGGCGTTTTTTAACGAGGTGACATATGCCACAAGGTAAAGGAACATACGGTAGCAAAGTAGGACGACCTAAGAAAAAGAAGAAAAAAACCAAAACGTAAATTTATGCTAGACTAACGATTCACCAATACTCTTTAAGAGGCACGTTACATGAGCGATGAAATCATGGAAAACCAAGCAGAGACTGAAACTGCGGCAGTAGAAACTCAGGAAAGCAAGACCTTTACTCAGGAAGAACTAGACCGCATTGTTGCGGATCGTGTTGCTAGAGAGCAACGCAAGTTCGATAAAAGACTGTCAGGCGTAGACCTTGATGAAGCTAAAGACCTGCTGGCAAAGAAAGAAGCCGCAGAGCTAGAGCGACAGAAAGAGCGCGGGGAGTTCGATAAAGTCCTGAAGCAAACGGTCGAGAAGAAAGACATGGAGATACAGAGTTATAAAAGCAAGCTGCAACAGACGCTAGTAGATGGAGCGATTCTTGGCGCGGCTTCCAACAATAACGCTGTAAACCCAACTCAAGTGTCTCAGCTACTCAAAACCAATACACGCCTGTCAGATGACGGCAATGTAGAGGTGCTAGACGATAACGGTACTCCGCGTTACAATGACAGCGGTGATCTGTTATCAGTTAATGAGATGGTAGCAGAGTTCTTGACAGTAAACCCACACATGGTCAAAGCCTCCCAAGGCGGCACTGGCTCGATGGGTAACGCTGGTGGCTCGACACAGAAGCCTCAATCTGTGGCAGATATGGTTGCTAACTGGAGCGATGGCGGCAAAGAAGCATTTGCTGCTATGAAACGAAAGTAACCACCAAACCACAACTTAATTTTATTTAGAGGCATTATCATGGCTGCAACAACTTCAACAACTCTCGACGACCTGTTCGTCAATATCGTCGCTCAGGCTCGTTTCACTGCCGAAGAGCAATCACTAATGATGGGTCTGGTTACTCAGTACAACATCCAAGCCCAAGCTGGTAAGACCATTCAGGTTCCTAAGTACCCAGCAATCGCTGCTGCCGACTTGACCGAAGGCACTGACATGACCAGCACCACTGTATCTACTAGCTCAGTTTCTGTAACTGTTGGTGAAGTAGGCGCACAGGTTCTGCTGACTGACATGGCTACTTACGGTGACGGCAACCCTGCTGTTGAGCTGGGTACTGTTCTTGGTAACGCTATTGCCACTAAGATTGATACCGACCTGATTGCCCTGTTTGACGGCTTCTCTGGTTCTATCGGTACTGCTGGCGCTGAAATCACTGTAGCTGATCTGTTCAAGGCTGCTGCTACTCTGCGCGCCAACAAGGTAACTGGCGTGATCAACGCTGTAGTACATCCTTATCAGGCTTACCAGTTGAAAGCTAACCTGACCAACACCTTTGCTAACCCCAATGGTGGCGACTTGCAAAACGAAGCAATGCGCAACGGTTATGTTGGTACTATCGCTGGAATCAACGTATACGAGTCATCTAACGTAGCTATCGACGGTAACGACGACGCTAAAGGCGCTGTATTTGCTCCTGAAGCTCTGATGATCGCTATGAAGCGTGACTTCAACATTGCGCCTCAGCGTGATGAGTCTCTACGTGCCTTCGAGCTTAACGCCACTGCTGTATATGGTGTTGCCGAGCTTGACGATGCATTCGGTGTTGAGATTCTGTCTGACGCTGCACTGTAAGACTGACTGCCCCTTCTTCGGAGGGGGCTTTCTTACGAGGTTTATATGGCTATAACTTATCGCGGTGAAAGGTTCGAGGGCTACAACAAGCCCAAGCGCACCCCCAAGCATGACAGCAAGAGCCACGCTGTACTTGCTAAAGAAGGCGACAAGATAAAGCTAATTAGGTTCGGTCAGAAGGGTGCAGACAACAAGCCTCCCCGCCAGAACGAATCAGAAGCAGACAAAGCTAAACGCAGATCGTTTAAAGCTCGGTTTGCTAAAGACATAGCAAGAGGCCGCAAAGATAAAACAGCATCAGCGGCATACTGGGCAGATAAGGTGAAGTGGTAATGGCTTACTCAAGCGACGCAGATTTATTAAAACTGATTCCCGATATTCTCGATCTAGGTATCGAGTCTTTTGTATTGGAACACCCAAAAGCGCAGGCAGATATTCAGCGTGAACTACGGATCAAGTGGTGGCCAAGAAAGAACATAGCGGGTGAGATGGACAATACTAAGCTCACAGCAACACAGTTTACAATGGCTAGTGCTTACCTAGTCCTATGGCGTTATGCTCTACCCCAGTTGACTAACTGGACAGAGGGCGACCGATTCGGAAACATGATCGACTTCTACAAGGCACGATACGGTGAAGAGCTAGAATCTGTATTGGCAGATGGCGTTGACTATGATGAAGATGGTGACGGCACAGTTGACTACGATGAGAAGCAGCCTGTCGGGCAGCGGTTAGATAGATAATGGATGTAAAGATTGATACCAATGCCAAGGCTGTTGCAAAGCGTATTGGCAAAAAGGGCAAAGAGCTATCAGATAGTGTCAAAAGGGCGCTATCGGTTACTGCTCAGGTTGGTATTAATATTATTGAAGCCCGTACCAGTAAAGGTGTTGGCTTTAAGGGCGGCAAGTTTAAGAAGTACACGCCAATCTATGCAGCATTTAGGGCTAGTAGAGGCAGAAGCACTAATCCAGACCTACAGTTTACAGGTCAGATGTTAAGCTCAATGACCTCAAGGTCAAGCAGTAGGCAGGCTGAGATATTCTTTACTAGAGCTACTGAGTCAAAGAAGGCTGCAATGAATAACAAGACTAGGCCGTTTTTTGGGTTTAGCGGCAGAGAAGAAAAGCAACTAGGCGAAGTATTCTTTAGGGCGTTGAAATGAGTGTAAGAGAGAACATTGCAAACAACTTAGTAGCTACTTTACAGGCGGTTAAAACGCCAGTAGATATTAAGTATGTAACGAGAGAGCCGTTTGATTTCACTAAGTTATCAAGCGCACAGTTTCCAGCTATACTTGTACGCAGTGCAGATGAGGATAGAGAAGATAGCAGCATCGGTGGGTCAATCACTCAGCGTATGGCGACTATCAACTACGAGTTTATTTGCTACGTTAAAGGGTCTGTTATTGATTCAGCCCGAAACAACATTATCGAAGCAATCGAAGAGGGTCTTGATGTTGATCGTTTGCGTGGTGGTTATGCACTAGATACGCAGATCACTAGAGTCGAGATCGACGAAGGTTCTATTGATCCCGTTGGTGGGGTCATTATGACAATCCGCGTTCTGTATCAGTACACTCGCGGCACAACTTAACTTTAATTAGAGGTAATTATCATGGCGACTAAAACAGGCGCATCTGGTGTAGTAAAAATCGCGGCATCTGGCGGCTCTGTGGCCGTTGTGGGTGAGGTTCGTTCTTTCACGTTTGATGGTTCAGCAGATACCATTGAAGATTCAGTAATGGGCGATACCGCACGATCTTACAAAGAAGGTCTAAAAACCAATACAGTAACTATCGAGTGCTACTGGGACGAAGCTGATGCACAGCAATTGATCCTAGACGAACGCGCTGCGGTAGATTTTGAAATCTATCCAACAGGTACTGGCACTGGCGAATCTTATTTCTCTGGTGGCGGCATCGTAACTTCACGCTCTATTACAGGTTCTTTTGACGGAATGGTAGAAGCCAGCTTCTCCATCCAGTGCAGCGGAGCAGTAACTGAAGCAACAGCATAAGGGGATTAAACCATGGGATTAGCTAAAGAGTTACGCAGTAGAAGGAAGGTTGAGGCGCGAGAAGTATCAGTGCCTGAATGGGGTGACGAATCTGGAGCATTTAAGCTGTATTGCAGGGCTATTACTTGCTATGACTTAGATCAACTACAGAAGAAGCACCCTAACTTCCTGAACAACACCACGGTTGGCGCGATGGTGGATTTGATCGTTATGAAAGCAGAGGACGAGGGCGGTAGTAAGCTCTTTACATCTGCCGAAGATCGCATTGATTTGATGGGTGAAGAAACTAATGTAATTAGTGAGATTGCTAATCAGATGTTTGCACAGATCGAATCTGTAGAGGCAGCCGAGGGAAACTAAGAAGCGATCCGTCAAGGATGAATTTATTGTCTTTGGCTGATCGCCTTCACATGAGCATAGAAGAAGCAGAGCAGATGCCTGTCAGTCACTTTAATGAGTGGTTGGCCTACTACAAAATACTGAGTGAGAAAGATGGCTGAGAATGTAAAAATCACGATACGGGCATTCGACAAAACGCAGAAAGCATTTGGCGGTGTTACTTCTGGCCTAAAGCGTGTAGCAAGTGCTGCATTTTCAATGAAGGGCGCATTGATAGCTGCTGTTGGCCCAGCGGCTATGGGTTTGCTAATCAAGCAATCTTTATCTGCAACAGATAGCCTCAAAAAAACTGCCGACAAGATTGGTACATCTACCGAAGCTCTTAGTAAATTCCAGTTTGCAGCACAACTGACAGGCGTTTCTGTTGAAACTGTAAATATGGCTGCGCAAAGATTTACTCGAAGATTAGCGGAAGCAGCTAGAGGTACAGGAGAGGCTAAAGGCGCTTTACAAGAGTTAAACATTAATGCAGATGAGCTAAAAAAGAAGTCTTTGGATGAGCAAATGCTCGATCTTGCTGATGCGTTTAGTCAAGTGCAAAGCTCTGCTGATAAAGTTCGCCTTGCTATGAAACTGTTTGACTCTGAAGGCGTTTCGCTTGTTAACACATTAGCAGCAGGTAGAGATGGCTTGCGCGAGATGTTCAAAGAAGCTGAAACTCTAGGCGTAGTAATGTCAGGCAGAGCAGCTCAAGGCGTAGAAGATGCAAATATTGCACTTACTAAGCTGTTTACTTTGTTCAAAGGCATTAGGGATCAGATAACCGCAGCACTTGCTCCAGTTATTGAATACCTAGCAGACCTTTTGAAAAACAAATTACTGACAGCTATAACTGAAGCAAACGGATCAATAGAAAAGTTTGCTAGTGAAACGATAAAGCAAATTATCA